CCTCTTCCTCCTTGCCCGCAACCACGGCCTGCGTCAGCAGCTTACGCAGCGTCGAGGCGACGCCCGGATGCAGCGGGTGCGGTGGGTCGTCCAGCGGCGCCCATACCGCCTCGGTGTGCTCTTCATTGAGCTTGGGCTCAAATTCTGTGTCTATCTCCGCGTGGAACGTGGTGAAGCCGTCCCCGTCCTCGAGCAGCGAGAGGTTGCCGGTCGGATATCCCGTCTCCTCCTGCACCTCGCGCTTGGCCGCCTGCTCCGGAGTCTCCCCGGGCTCCAGCGACCCGCCCGGGCAGCACCATTCGCCCGCATGGTCGCGCGCCTTCTCGCTGCGCTTGAGAAACAGAGCGCGCGGACCGTGGGTAAAAAGCACCCCGGCCGCATCGTCATACGCTTTGTGCAGCGCTGCGGCCACCGCTTGCTTGTGCGCGTGCCCAGCCTTCTGCATTTCCTCGATGTTGTGCGAGATGACGGCTTTGCTAGCACCGGCTTCAAGGGGCATGACGCTTGCCGCCAGTCTGTGCGCGCTTGGCCGCCGCAGCGCTCAGCGCCGCATGTCGTCCCAACTGCTCGCCGTCGGTGAGCCCACTCGCGCGCCCCTCGGAGTACCCGCGCACATGCCCGTGGATCTCCCCTACCAGCCAGGCCAGCGCAATGCTGATTGCCACGATCATGCACTTGACTACAAACGGCATGCTACTGGACCATCCTAGTGAATTTGAACACCGGACGCGCTCGGCACCGGCAATTAATTGCGTCGCCAGGCTTGCCGCGCTCCTTCGTGCGCTCGTCAATGACCGGTGGGTCATCGTACCGAAAGGTATGCCCCGAATACCGCTGGTGCAGTTTGCGCGGGTAGCGCTCCCCGCCAGTGTGCAACCAGACGTACTCCTCCGCGCCCAGCGCGCGCACGCGCGCTTCGTTGAAATTCTCCGACGCCTTGCGCACCTGGTCCAGGGCAGTGAGCTGCGCATGCCGCGCGTCGCCCTTGTACTTTTTGGTAAGGTACGGGACCAGCCGCTCCAGCCCGGAGCCGGTAGTAATGGCGCTCATCACCGCCGTCTGCACCGCGCCCAAATACTGCTGCGGGATGCGGGTGATGAGCCCCACGCTCGCCGCGGTGGCAGCCTCAGCTACGGCCCGCACGCGTGGGGAGGCCATGGTGGCCTGGATCTCCAGCCGCTCGGCCATGTCCTTTAGCCCAAGCGATAATTGCGCGGTGCTGTGGGCTGCCACCCCGGAGAGCATGCGGCGCGACCATTCCTCGGCAATGGACGCAAAGCGGTGCTGCCAGCGGGCGTAGAGCGCGTTCAGCCGCCGCTGCGCATCGTCCGGCAACGCGTCCATTGCCGAAGAAAGTTCCTGCGCTGCACCCGGAGCTCGAGGAAGCGCGAGCACCAGGGCCCGAGCTTCGCCCGCCATCTCGCGCAGTGCGGCCACAAGCACCGCTCCCATGCGCTTCCCGAGCATGGGAGGAGGCGAGAGCGGCGCCAGCACCCGCTCTCCAAGCCGCGGGCGCGGCCTGGGGTCAACGGCCTGAAAGGGCGCCGCGGGTGCGGGGCTTGGCTTCCGGCTCTTTAGGCTTCTGAGCTTCACGGCTCTCTGCTTCCACAGCCGCCAACGGCGCGCGGCCACCGCTGCGGGAGGCCTCGGCTGCCGCCTCCGGATCGTCCAGATCCGGGATGGGCTCCAGCTCCAGGTCTTCGCCTATGCCGTGGTAGCCGGACTCCTTGTCATTCGCAATGCGCGCCCGCTCGTCCTCGCGGGTGAGGGCACCTGAGGCAATAAGCGCGGCGCCCGTCTGCGCCTTGTTCAAATTCACCTGCGAGTGCTCGACATGCGTGAGCGCATCGAGCTCGTTCCACTTCGCAATGATCTCCGTGTCCTTGTACTGGCTGTACTTCGGGATCACCTCCGAGCGCATCACCAGCTCGTGGTGCCGCTCGAGCAGTGGCGTAAAGTCGCGCTCCTGCGCTGACTCCAGCAGCTCGTGGTAGCTTGCCTCGTCGTATTCGCCGGTGGCCGCAAAGCCGCCCGGCGTGGTGCCCAATAACTTTGTGATCGGACAGCCCGCGGTGGCGGCCACCAGACCGTACTGCGTCATGATGAGTTGATCGAAATCCGCGAGCGGAGTGTCGAACTGCTGGAATTCATCACTCTCCTTGTCGCCGATCTTGACTCCGAAATTATCGCGATACGCTATCCATTGCCGGAGTTGTTGCGTTGATTTCTGGATGTCCGCCATGAATCGACTGAAATCGGTGCGCCATACCGTCGTGCGCTTCGAGAGAGCGAGCTCTGGTGCTTCATTCGCAGTGCGCTCTGCCGCATACACCCGCTCCATGATCATCTGCGGCAGCGGAATTCCGCCGAAAAGATAAAGCGGCTTGATCACGTCCGGTGGATCAGCGTGCTTGAAGATCACCAGATGCGTGCGGTGAATGCGCCGCGCGCCAATCAGCCACCACGTCGGCTCATAGAAGTGCTTGTTCGACGGCACCGCCGCGGCCGTCAAGTCCAGAATGGGCGCTGTCCAGTACGGGTCCACCTGGCTGATGCCCTTGTAGCTCCCCGGCTTTACCGCGTCGAGGTTGAACGGCTTCTCGTAGTACTGCGCATCCTCGCTCTCGACTTCAAACAGCGCGATGCGCATTCCAAAGATGCGCCCCTTGATGCCGAAGTCTCGGAGCTGCCCCTTGATGCCGTGCCGACGGTCGGCGCGCTTTATTACCTTCAGCGCGTCCTGGTCAATGTCCTCGCCAGAGTCGGTGGTGATCTCGTACCAGTTTCGGATGGCATCGTCCACAGGCGTAGCACACGCCTTGTACACCAACCAATGTTGCGCAAGAAACGCAGCATTCTGGTACCCGATAAACCCCTGCCGCATGAACCACGGCATGAGCGCCAGCTGTGCACCGGCCTCGATCGCCACCGCTTTGAATGCCGGCAACCCGCTGTCGCTGCTGTCCAGCGCATCCATCGCGGCGCGGGGCGCTGCGTCCTTGTCGGTGACAACCTTGATGCGCTCGAGCGCTGCGCGGGCAGCGGTGACAAACGCGTCATACTGCCGCTGGGAGTCCGCGCGCTGCTGCTCAAGCAAACCGCCCAGACCAGGGGCGTTTGCATACTTGTCCGCGCGGCTCGGACTCTCGGATGGGCCAGGCGCCACCGGGCCACGCCACCAGCGGCGAATGTGGTCAAACATCAACGGTTCTTCTTCCGCGCCGCTTTTGCCAGCTCTCGTTGCCGGCGGCGCCTGTCGCGACGGCGCGCAAAGGCCACAGTCTCAAATGTGCCGTCGAGCAGTATGCGCGCGGAGCCGCGGGCTGGCTGGCTGTCGCCTTTCGGGCAGCGGGCCTTCACGCCGGCACCTCCTGCTTTGCCTGCAGACGGCGCACACGCACCTCCTCGCGGTCAATGACCACCTCGCGCGGTGCGGAGATGCCGAGGCGCACTTGCCGGCCGCGAATGTCGATCACGGTGAGCACGATGTCGGTGCCGATCATCACCCGCTCGCCGATGCGACGCGCCACCTGCAGCATTGACTTATTCCGCCCTTGGATATGGCCGACCGGGACCAGATAGAAACCTAGAAGTGACACGTTCCCCGTGGATGGGGAATCCCTGGCGCATGCGCTCAGGTACGTTTGGCGTTGTCGGACTGGCGAGGAGTAGTACTCGACCCACCGTGCGAGACGGAATCTAATCCGAAAAAAATAATTCTGCAACTTCGGCGAATCACCCGCCTGCTGCGGCATTCCGCCGATCGCTGAAGTCTTCGTCCATCATCCACTGCCTGATCATGGCGGCGGCAGTGCCGATCCAGCGATCGTAAACCTCGCGCAACATCGCGTATTTGCGCGCCATGACCATGGGGTAGAGTTCCTCCGACATGCCCATGACCCATGCGTAAAGCCGTGGTTCGCTTGTGAAAAATAGGGTTTCTCGATCGGCATCCAGAACGAGCCCGGCGAGCTTTTCGAGATAGAAAAACCGTTCGCCCCGGTCGCCCACTACGGTCAAGGGCCAGTGCTCGCGAGTCGCGATCTTGATCCCGAAGGTCGCCAGGCCACGATGCAACTCGGCGTAGTTGGAGATATCTCGGCCCCAAGAATGGCGCACGGCCAGCCAGGGCAAGCGCGGAACGCCATTGGGCGGACGCTGCCACGGAATCCTAGCGTCGTACTCATGACTGACTGCTCGATCCCTATCGGTGCAGCCCCCCGCAGCGAGTCCGAGTTCCGCGACCGAAAATGCTGGGCGCCGATATGAGCGCGTTTCCGTACCGCGCGCAGATTCGCGCACCGGAATTCTCAGATCCAATTCCGCTTTCGTGCGCTTGCGTAGGCGTGCGATGCCGTCTGTCTTGTTTGAATTACCGTAGGCGAAGGACAGATCCGTGCCACGAGAGGATGCGATGGCAACGAGCTCTTCCGGTCGCATTCGGCGCGCTCCCCGTCAACCAAACCAACTGCGAGCTTCGCTCGGTGGGCTCATGGCCATCATGACCGCGTCGGCAAGATTGGGAGATGGCCGATCGTCGGGTTGCTTGTCGATCAGCAGTTTCCCTGCGTTGTTCTGCGAGTAAGTGGGCTGTGAGAGTTCAACGCACAGCGCGGCACGCTCGCGCATGCCCGAGGCAATCGAAATCAGCGAGTCCGGGTCATATCCCTTGAGTCCTTGTATGGCGCGATGCGTCAACTCGAATCGGCGTCTCAGCGCCCACCACGCCTGGGCCTTGCGATTGGCGAAAAAGTCCTCGTTCTTGCGGCCCTCCACCATCTCGCGTGATGGATCGACTACCCCTGCAGAGCCTCGGAATGGCTTGACTGCCACCTTGGTTGAGCGGCTTTCATTGAGCTTGCGCCCGTCGCCACGCACTCCAGCGCCCAGACCGTCGGCATCGAATACGAGTGTCGGACAGCGATGCACATCGCAGAGCAGAAATGCGTGCTCGGCGGTTGCAAACGTGTCCGAGCCCTGGCCGCTCCACTGCTCGAGGTGCTCGATCAGGATGCCATGGCGAACTGCCGCAGCATTTTTGTCGATCCCCTGGTCCGCCACATCGAGCGCGAGCAGTCGTTCTCCAGTTGGATTGATGCCGAGCTTGACGTGCGCATCGATCGCGGCATTCACCCACTCGCTCGGGATGACGACGCCTTCGACAGAGGCCTGGTAGTTGATGTCGAGTTCTTGCGCCGTGATGACCGGCCCCCACTGCTCAAGGAACGCGACGTAATCGGCCTCGGTGAACCGCGGATTCTCGCGCCAATGGAACGTGAACTTGCGCGATTTGCCATCGTGCAT